GTTACCGCAAGCGATATGGGGACGATTCAGAATTACAAATATGCGCGTAAAACTGTAGAGAAAATATATACGATTAAGTATGACTGTATTGAATATCCAGCAACTAAAGAGCAGCACGACCGATATCGGGCACTTATAGCCGAGGTGACAGCATGAGAACGTCAGTCGCTTTAACGTTAATCGTCCTATGCCTATTGGCGGTAGGATATATGGAAGGCCAAGAGCATAAAATAAACGAGCAAATCGAGGTGGGGAAATGAGCGAATTAAATATTTATCAGCGCGTGAATAAAATAATGGAAGAATGCGACTACATAAAAAAAGGTTCTGCTGGTCAGGGCAAAGGAGTTAAATATGATGATGTGATCGCTATGCTTAGGTCTTTACTGATAAAGCATGGCGTGGTCATGGTCACGCATCAAGTGGGGATGGAGTGTTTAGGTAATGTTGGCGAGACTAAGCAGAAGATTTACCAAGGCAATTATTTGTTGCGCTTGGTGAATATGGATAAGCCAGAAGATTTTATTGAGCATACTTGTGTAGGTCAAGGCATGGATGCAGGCGACAAGGGGCCGGGCAAGGCACATACCTACGCCATGAAAGTTATGCTAGTTAAGGGGTTTGGCATTGAAACAGGCGAAGATGAAGAAAGCCGATCAGAAAAAATAGATAGGCAAAATATAATTACAGCGGATCAGTATTTGCAGCTATCTGTTTATTGTATTCAAGCCTGCGAAGGCGGTCAAGAATGGACACCAATAGGCAGAAAGCTAATGGAGGCATATAAAATAAATGACATTGCCTATTTGCCTCAATCTAAATTTAACGAAGCTTTAGGCAAGGTAAAAAAACATGCAAATAATAAATAATATAGACCAGTCAAGCGATGAGTGGTTAGAGTTGCGAATGGGCTTTGTCACTGCGTCACGGTTTAAGGATGTAATGGCTAAAGGTGCAGGCAAGACCCGCAAGTCTTACATGGTCGAGATAGCATCAGAAATCATCACAGGGCAACGAGAAGAAAAGTTTAACTCGTCATACATGGAATGGGGGACGGAGACTGAGCCGCAAGCTAGGGCCATGTATGAGCTAGAAACAGGTTATAACGTGGAAGAGATAGCCTTTGCGCACTTTGATGACCTAAAAATAGGCTGTTCGCCTGACGGATTGATAGGTGATGACGGCTTGGTTGAGTTTAAATGCCCAAAGACAACCACGCAAATCGAAACGTACTTATCCGGTAAAATGCCAGCAGGGCATAAAGCGCAAGTGCAGGGACAATTATGGGTAATGGATCGCCAGTGGTGTGATTTTGTATCGTTCGACCCGCGCATAAACGGAGTATCTGGCTATTTTATGCAGCGCATTGAGCGTGACGATGAATATATGGAGCAGCTTGGCATTGAGTGCAACAAGTTCATTAAAGAATTAAACGAAATGATCGAAAAATTAACTAACTAAGAGGAAGTAAAGAATGGCTAAAATCGGCGTAGAACTAAAAATTGATGTAACGAAAATCAATAAGCAGCTTTTGTTTTCAGGGGCTAAGGGTACGTACCTTGATGCTACCGTGTTTATTGATATCGACGAAAAAGATCAATACGACAATAACGGGATGATTACGCAAAAAGTGCCTAAAGACGGGGTTAAGAATAGCGGCGCTATACTAGGGAACTGTAAGGTGTTTTGGACTGATGGGCAGTCTCAGCAGCAACGACCACAGCAACCACAAGCACACCCGCAAGGCCAGCCAATGGGTGTTAGTCAGCAAGGTATGGATTCATTCGATCCTGACTTGCCTTTTTAGCATAACCACGGCGGTTAATAGCCGCCATAACCTTATTTTTAGCTGCGGCTGGAAATAATTAAAAGAAAGCAGTTTTATAACCGTCTGCTATAAAATGGTTGTTATATTTTATTGAGGATTATGATATGAAATTAAGCACATTAATGTTTGGCGCAGTAATAATAGTAGTTGGTGGGTTTGGTGGTTTATATAATTATGGGACTGTTGATTATTACAATTTAACCGTTAACGAAAAGGAGCGAGTAACCACTGGTAGCGGAGATTCTCTATCTAGTAAGTATATGGTCTTTACTGATAAGGGTGTTTTTGAAAACACTGACACCATATTTTATTTTAAATTTTCATCTAGTGATATGCAAAACAAGCTAAAAGTTAACGGCACTTACAAGGTAAAAACTTATGGCTGGAGAATCCCGTTTTTCTCCATGTATGAAAATATTGTAAAAGTTAGCGAAATATAACCTTGCTTTTAAGTCGCGGCTGAACGCTGCATAAAAATAAATTGCCGCTGTAGTTGGCTGGTCAGTAATTGAAGGGTTAATATGGATTATAGGAAGCATAAATATATCTTGGTCGTAATCAATATTAGTGTATGATTAACGTCAAATCCAATTATAAGATTTCCTCCTTTGCCGCCCCTTTAACTGGGCGGTTTTTTTATTGCCTAATCTTTCTTATAAAGAAACCATTCTACATTTACCCCAAACCCATCATAGCCATTTCTGTCTGCACAAAGAAACCCGCTATGATGCGTGTATGTTGCGTTTAACCTAAATCGACCGTCTGCACGCTGCCAAATGTTTTGCCTAAAGCCGATATTACTTGTTCCATGCTCATCTACTGAGCTATCTTTGCATTGTGGCGACTGCTTGAGAGTATAATCTAACCCTAAATAAACAGAGTTATCATTAAACCATGTGCCCTTTTTAAACATATCGCTAGGAGGGTTAGCTCTTGCAGCGTTAGGCGCTATAACCATGCCGATCAAATATAAAACTAAAGCTAGGCCGCATATACTGCCCACGCCAAGAGCAGCCGATGCCGTAGCGCCCAGCCCCTCCCTGCTTTTAAGCCATTTTTTGAAGGCTGTGGCGCTAAACTTAAATTGTATCGCAGCCCAAACTACAATGATTACTACGGCGCATAACAGGAAGAACGCTAAGTCAGTTATAAAACCCACGTTAACCTCCCAGCGCAGCGTATGCCGCCGATAGTGAGGCTACTACTGGCGAGTTATCCGCACCATCGACAAGCTGATTTATGTGGATATCACGGGTACGCTCAATCAATGCTAGATAAGTTTTAAATGTCGCGCTTGCTGCTACCATGTTATCTAGTTTGGCAGCTAAGGCTAAATCATCTGTTGAGCCAGTTAACGCCTCAATCATCGCCCTGTTTTCTGTAGATAGCCCAGCAACCCCGCCAGCTATGTATTCATTTATAGCCTCTTGCTTTACAGCAAACGTTTTAACTTCTTCGTTTGAATAGCCGTTTTGCAGGGTAAGCATTGCTTCATCATAAAGATGATTTAACTCTAATTGTGCAGCTTCAACGGTTAATATAATCGGCTCGACAATAACGCTAGCATGCTCTGTCACTGCGCCCGTTGTTAAATTTATCTCTCTTCTCATATTAAAGCTCCCAGCTAATTGCAAGTGATCCCGCGTCGAATGTATCAGACCCGCCTAAAGTTGTTATTCGTATTTGTGTCAGCTCAGAAGATAGCGCTTTTGATGTCGAGCCTATCGTCCCAAAGTTGCCGGTCGTAGCAACACCTGTAATGGAATTTCCAGACCAAAGAAATGTCGCAGCGTCAGTTAAGCTTAAAGTGATTCCGCCCTCTGTAGGCAGGGTGGCGCTAGGTTCAGCAAATGGGTGTCCCGAAGTGGCGGCGGTATTAGCGGCGGCGGAAGCCATCCGTGTCATGCTGCCCACATAGCCGGACGTTTCTATTCCGCCAGAATCCCCTAGCTGAACGATGTAATCAGAAGTGCCGCTTGTAGAAACGCCATTAAGCATAATATTTATGCGCTTAACCCCGGAAGGGATGCCCGTAAAATCTATCGACGTTCCCGATGTTGTGGCAACTGCTGTTTGTAGCGCTATACTCGAAGATGCCGATCCAGTTTCAAGCCGTGTAACGCTAACAGTCGAAGAGGTTAAACGTCTAACTCTAAACGTAGCCTGCCCATCATTAACGACCATATTGCCAACTAAAGTAACGCCCGTACCGGCTGCAATAGTTACATCAAAAGCCGCAAGGTTAATCATGGTTATATCAAAGTTGCTATTATCTACACTACCACCCAATGCCGCTATAATATTCGCTGCTGTATCGGTAGTCTGTATGCGTGCCACGGTAGGCGTGATAGTAAATTCACCACCAATTAACTGAGCTGCTGTGAGCGTTGCCGCAGCATCAGATAGAGCTGTATTAGATTTTAAGTTTACGTTACCTGCCGTTGATGATAATGCACCCGCTACTGATACCGCACCGGTAAATGCTGCGCCGGTTAAACCAGCCTTGCCAGCAATGGCTGCTGTATTCGAAGCAATATTTGTAGTATTAGTTGCGACATCAGCAAGAAATAACAGCCAGTTTGTGCCGCCATCTAAAGAAGGCTGATTGCCAGCATTCGCCGCTGTTTGAGATTCCCAGTATTGCCCATCTTCTTTTACAACTTCGGCCAACCCATAAGAAATAGTTGATATCCAATCCGCACCAAAACTTAAAGAGGCGTCACCACCTACAGGATCACGTTGTCGCAATTGTGCGCCTGCTGCCGTTCTCACAACAACTCTATATGTTCCTGTGCCGAAGATATTAGGTACGACACCATCACCACCAATAACTACGGGGTTAGCGTTCGCTATAGTTTCCGCACTATCTGCGTATGTGGTCTTGCGTACTGTGCTGCCGCCTGTTTCGTAGAAGTCCAGCAATCCTAATACTAACGGATCTCCAGCAGAGTCAAGTATTTGTTCCAGTGCGTCTATTAATCTTGCCATTATGTTTCCCTTAATTTGCTTTATTCTTTCAATTTGTATAGACTTTAGCAATGCTTACTTTAGAATTAATTGCAATAGCTATAATATTTTTAATTAGCCCTGCTGCGGCCATTGTGATTATTGGGGGCGTTTCTTTAATGTATCTAATTGGCTGGATAAAATCACTTTAACATAGCCTCGAATGCTTTTAATGCGTTCTCTTCGTTAATGCCTTTTAATTTTTTATACCCACCTTTTAATAGCCCAGTAGCCGCCGCTCCAGTATCGCCGAAAGCCGCATTTATAGCCGCATCTTCGAGCGCTCTTGTGGTTGTGCCGCCTAACGATGTAGTTGCCTCAGAACCAAAAACACGCTCCAGCTCATCAATATAAACAGCTTGCTTTATTAGGTCGTCTTTAAATTTAACGCCATTCTTTTTCAATACCTCGTCGGAGTTCTTAAGCACATTAAGCATTGCTGCGCGGGCTGCATTGTTTGACATCAAAGTTCTTGCCGCTTTTGTCCCTATGCCCGATGCTATCGCTTGCGGATCACTCACGTTAAGCATGGACTTAAACACCTTATCCATTTCTGAAAATGGGTCAATAATCTCTTCATACTGTGCGTTTAACTTGCCATACCTTGGATTATCAGAGGCTATTTTTTTGTTTACCTTATGCCGTAGATTTTTAAGCGCATGATCCACGCTAGAAGGTAAAGACGTTTCCGCTGTTGGCGGCTTACCAAAATCTACAGCATCATCAATAAGTTTTTTAATACTATGCGCTTTCTTTACCGTCATTTCTCCGTTTGTGCGGTCAAGTATTTTCCTAATTATAGTATCCGTTCCACCTGTTGACATGGCATCTAATTGTGAAACATCAGGAACCAAGCGTCCTGTCTTTTCATCAGGAGCCATATTCACCCCTAGCTCGCCCATATCATCCAAGAATGATGATATTTCTGATTTCACGTCAATTGGTTTCTGTGCTATATCATTTTTTACATAATCACCGATCTTTTCGCCCACATCGTTGCGTTTTAAATTTAACTGATTATATCTTTGGTAAACTGCATCACCAAGAACATCGCTAGACCTATTTGTAGCGGCATAGTCTGCATTTTTACGTCTGGTTTTAAATGTCTCAAAAGCTCTTACGTAAGCTTTCTTTGTAGCAGGGTTAGCAGTTTCTATAGACCGCAATACTTTTGGATCTAACCCTTGATTTACCGCCTCTTTAATAAAAGGATTATTTACTATTTTACCGCTTTTTACGGTCTGGCCTAGATAAGCAACATCCGCATCACCTTGTTTTATTGCTGCATTAATAAAATCTTTTGTTGGCGTTTCTTTAACTACTACCCCAGACATATCATCCAAGGATTTAATTATAGAGCTGTCAGGGACCGGGGATTTAACACTTGAGCTTAAGCGCTTTGCAGCTGCCGCCTTCTTGAAAGAGCTAAAACCTTTTAACCCTATTAATTCAGGGATAACAGTTATTCCACTTTCTACAGCTGTGGCAGCTAATGGTGAGCCTGTCGCCTCTAGTGTTGCTTGCCCCGCTTTACCCGGTAATGATGCCACAGGCTCTAAAACCTCTCCAAGTGTGCCTAGAGTTTTAGCGCCACCCTCGCTTAACGGGTCTATCGTTAACTGATCCTGTACACGCTTTACAGCATCAGATCCAGAAACTTCATCTACCCCAACCATGCGCCGAAATGGGTTTAGCATTTCCTGCCCTAAACCTTCAAGCCCAGCTATAGGTGTAGCAATTGCCCCACTAATTACAGTTGGTAATGCCGCAGGAATACCTTTGATAAACTCACCTGACGCCTTTCTTGAAGCATCTAACTGAGGCTGAACCAGGGGGAGAAGCTCATTTACTTTTTCCATATTTCCCATTGCTTGAGCCATGGAAAGCTCCCTCATTAGGTCGCGATCTTCTGCCTGCTGTGGCGCAACCTCTTCGCTGATAGGTTGGTCAAACTGCGTCCTATTATCCTGCACAAACTGCAATACCTGCGCCTCTGTAGTCCCTTCCGGAACCTCAAAACGAGCTATGCGGCCATCTTCTAATTGAATCTTTGCAATAGGCATTATTCAAACCCCATAAACTTTATACCGCCAGCGGCTTGGTTTTGCTCTGGGACGGGATCCACGCCTTCAAATTTTACAGGTATCCTTTTCTTTGTCCCCTTAACAAACTCTGCTGGGATAACATCCCCAAACGGAGTAAGGAACTTATCTACCTGCACCGTTGAGTCATCAATAGCCTGATTGGCTAGTCGTTTTGCAGTTGCTATCATGTTGTTAAATGCAACCTCTGGAAGACCACCCTCACCTTTTATTTGCTTAACAAAACTAAGCATTTGGTCGGAAACGCCGCCCGTAGATCTGGCCTGATCTTGCTCGCCTTCTCTTACCACCGAGGTAGGATCTAAAGTTTTCATAAATACAAATACAGCAGCAAGCTGATCTGTGGCTGTTTTTGTTCTGCCAACTCTCTCTAGGCGAGCAGCAGAATTCTTTATTGCAACCGTATCTTTAAGCATATTTGTGACATCGTTTGCAACTGGGCGAATATCTTTAAGCGCTGGAGCATCTGGAAGCTTGTTTATCTTTCGCTCTAATTCTTGCTGCTTTAACTGGAGCCCGCCTTTCTTTATATTTAATTCAGCATCCTCTATTTCTCTTTCGCGGTTTATGCCTTCTTTGTCTTCAAAAATAACATTCCCAGTTGTTGGATCAACAACCCTTCCACCAACAACAACACCCTTCGCTTGGTCAATAGAGCCAACAAAACCCTGTAATCTCTGCCTAGCACCTTCCACATCGCCAGACTTAGCCAAATTAATAGCCTCTTCTGTTTGCGTAGTGTTTCTACCCTGCTGCTTCAATGTGGCTATACGTTGCTCACCAAAGCTAATAAATCCCTGCACATCACCGTTATTAAGCTGATTTAATCCGATTTTTGCAGAAGCGATGAAATCATTTAAATCTTTCGCACTTCTTGCGCCAATATGCTCACCTAAAGCTAGCCCCACTTCTGGATCTAAGTCAATAAGCTGATCTAGTGACTCGCCGCCACCCTCTTTAAGCGCTAAAGATGACAGCTCTTTGACTTTACCTTGCCGCGAAATTTCTTGGCCTTCACGAAAGCTGCCAACTAAATCAGGAGCCTTTTGGTTTAATATTGCTTGTGCTAATACAGAAGATACCATTATGAACCTCCGAAGAATGTACCCGCTAAAC